ACCACGGCTCGCCCAGCGGCCAGTACTAGCGCCATGATATACCAGTGTATTCCTAATCCGTCCTTCACGTTGTATCTCCATCATCTTAGCGTACTTAGCCACGCTAGTTTGGCTTCCTTCTTGACGTAACTCTAAAGCACGCCGTACATTAGGTGTTAAATTGGTGCGTTGCAACATGGCTGTAACCATCTCAGCGGTCATGTTGGACATATCCATGCCATGGGCATTTAACCAACCCAGTAATTTATCCCTCTCAGACGCTCTAAAACCCGTCAAGGCGACGCATTCGTTGTCGATGGCATCCTGTGCCCTTGCCACAGCTAGGACAGCGTTGTGGAGCTCATTAACGTCCACAGGAACGCCTCTAAGGTTGATCCGTTGGGTAGCCTCCCAGACTGCCTGTTCGACCTCTGTAAGCCCCCTTAAAACGCTTCCTATAGCCATTTCTGTGCGTACGTCTTGGGCACAGTAATCAAACAGCTGTTTCATCAATTCGGGGTCTTCATTAAACAATCCCTTGGTATTGGGTTTAGACAGCTTCATAATAAGCCTCTTGCCAATAGGGTCTTTCTTGTATTCCGCATTGAGAAATGCGCCAGCCTCATCCAAGCTTTGTGGCACATTATTGCAAGCTGCAATAGCCATGGTGTCAATGCACTGGGTTAGCTTGAGGGGCGGCCAGTCGTACTTAGGTACACAGACACAATTCCAAATGGCGTACTCAAACATGGCGTTCCATGCTTGGATCTTGCCACCTTTACTGACATGTTGCATCAGTGGCCAGAGTTGGTTTGTTGCGGGGTTTTGGGGAGGTAAAACCTTAACGGTTTCTATGGTGTTGCCAAACGCAATGCACAGAACTTCTGTGCTTGGATCGTTGGCATAGATGTCTAGACCGACATCGGGAAGATTTGCTCTACTGCGGGTTTCAAAGTCAATGCTGTAAATCATATGATGCTCCTATGGCAAGCAGACAAATCTGCGGTTAAAAATGTAATATAACACAAGTTTCCCGATCGGGAATATTTTGGATTTTTTGCTTAATATTTAAGCAAATCTTCCCGATCGGGAATTTTTTTAAATCTCGCAAGCTCCTGCACTGCAAGCTAACATTTGTGCACCTTCTACGTTGTCGGTGTTTTCTCTGAGGGCACTCCAGTCAACGACTGGGATGCTGGCTTTAAGCTTTTCGTACTCTTCTTGCGTACACTCTTCGTAGGGGGCTTGGCGATAGGTTCCTCCGTCATAGGGCAGGTAGCTAACTCCACTGATTTCGTCAAAGTGGTCCCATGTCCACGCTCCGACACTGGGCCAGTCCTTTTCCGCCACAGAGATGGTGACGGACGGCTTGTGTTCGCACCAGTGTCTTTGGTAGGTGAGCCAGAGCTCAAGGTGGTCGATTGGGGTGATGTCGTCTCTGACAAGTCCGTCAGGGGCTCTTTGTGGAAAACTGAAGACGGTAGTTTGGGTTGGCTTGTAAACGCAGTCTTCAGCTGGTACTCCTTGTCCAACAAGGAATTGGGTGAGAGGATCTTTTTTATCTCCTCGCACTCTTCGGATATAGAATTTAGAATGGCGAGGGTGGATGCCGCTCGCCGAATCAACGAGCTGGGATACTGTTCCACTTGGCTTGACGCATGTGATAGAAGCGCTGATAGGGATTCCGAGAGCATTCGCCCATTCTGTATTTGTTGCTCGAGCGCATTCTCTAAGTTCGTCCAATAAAACATTTAGTTCCTCTCCTTGTGTACACAAGAGTTTGTTGTCATAGATTCCTGTGAGCGAGACACCAAGTAAGCGCTCCTCTTCAGTATTACGTTGCCACACTTTACGCAAGTAGGGGAATTTTGTGAAGGTGGATTGGATTGTACCAAGGATGGAGGCAAGCCGCACTTTTCGCAATAAGGTTTCTTTGGTGTCGTCATGTCTTACTACTACCTCACTAAGATTACAAAATTGGTATGGTCGAAGAACAATTTCTGAGCAGGGGTTAGTGCCGAATTCAAAGTTAGGATCACGGTGACCATATTTTTCAACCGTCTTGCGCGCAGCCTCACGGTTGAATATCCCTCTTTCTCCACTATGTGAATTGTATAGAGAAAGCCATTCTTCCATAAACTTTCCAACGGTAGGAGTTTCATTATAAACCGCGCTATTGTTGGCGAGTGCACGGTGAGGTGCAGTGTCCCACCACGGTCCAGCTTTAGCATGGCGAATCCTTTCATCATCCAAATCTGATAACGAGATCATTGCAGAGCGACGCACGCCGCCCACCACAACTACCTCACCAATTTTGCACATCAAGTCGTGGCATTCTAATGAATGTAAGCGACGACCCTGTGCGTGTTTAAATGTAGCTACAGTAAACTCAAATAAGTCAATTAGTGGTTGCGGCCCGGAAGCTCTTCCACCAAATGTTTTGAGTCGTGCTCCGGCAGGTCTAACATTGCTGACATCCCACTTTGGGATTTCTCCGGCCCAGAGGTTGGCGAGGAGTAGACGCAATGATTTTGCCCATCCTTCTTTGGAATCGTGCACGGCAATGGTATGTTCGGAATCGAATAAACGGTCTGGCACTTCCGGCAACTGACTAATATATTTTGACTCGACTGAGAAACCAACTCCAGTGCCACACAAGAGGATAAACATCGCTTCGTCAAACGATTTCGGATCATCCACTGGGAGATAACTGCAGTTATAGACGCAAGTATTGTCACGATCGGCACTCTTTCCAGCCGTCATCATGGCACGCATGGACGGCATTAGTTCTAGGTTTTTGATTGCGGTGAATAATTCTTCTTTCAACGCGCTATTTGCGGTGATTGCTGGAGTACGACTAAAAATATAATCTGTAAAGCGAGTTACTGTTTCTGGCCAACTTTCGCGGCGCTGTTTGTCATCGATGAAGCGAGCGTAGCGACTCGCGGCAATGTATTCTTGATATTGATCCATGTTTATTTTTATAATTAGAGTTAGAGGAAAAAACGCCCCGCCAAACTTCGACGGGGCTTACAACGTACTACCACAAGGAGGACTACTATACTGCGAAATCTACTGCTGCGGATACACCGCCACCGCCAAGACGCTCACCGTCTTCAAGCTTTTGTACATTACCTAAACCACAAGCAATGCCTTTGGAACCTTCCATGTTGTATGGGAAGAATTCGATTGCTGCACGACCATAGCAACCACTGTAGAACTCATCTGCATCGATGATTGGTTGCATGTCAGCATCGACAACACCTGGTTTCTTAGTGGTGTTGGCATTGATGAACATGGAGCCAGCGTATGCTGCATCTTCTTTTTCCAAGTCGCCATCACGCAAACCGCCTTTGAGTAACTTAGGCACTGTGCCACCAAAATAGCCAGCAGAGTTTGCTTTAGCTTCTTCAAACGCTTTGTTAATCTTAGCAATGGTTTCTTTGTCAGACTTTGGAATGATGATTGACACTGAATACTTAGGTGTCTTGCCATCGCCCTTGTCTACAGGAGCAAACACATTAGCGTAAGAGAAACGAACTTTACCAGTTACGATACGAGGATTTTTTGTAGCCATTTGACTGATTTCCTTATTTACTTAAAATTGATTGAACTTTAACGGTGTCAATCTCTACCGTACTGTCAAGAGTATACCACAGTTTCCTATAGTGTACCCTAAAAACATTACTGCTGGCCCAACTGCACCTTTCATATACTGATCTATTGCTACTCCTAAGTATATCAAAGTTGAAATGATTATTAAGGGGGTACTCATGCGAAATCTTCTTTCAAAGTTTCATCCTTAACTAATCTTGGGCTACCATCTGGACGCAAAATCAAACCACCTAATGTTGCCGCAACTTGACCTTTTTGTCCAAGCTTTTCTAATTGTGCCACAGATTTAAGTTTTGTCTCAAACATATCAGCACGATTAAAACCCTTCTCTTCCAATATTGTAACAGCTAAATCAGGATCTGCAATTTTACGATTACCCTTTGGAGTATACAACTTATATCCAGTTGGCACAATATTTTCATTGATGGCGCGTTGTGTAGCAAATTCTTCTACATCACTTGCCCATGTCTTTAAATCTGCAACACGAGATAACACAAGATCAAACTCTTCATTGGTTAACAATGGAGCTGGACGGAAGTCCAGTGTTGCTATTTCGTTGTTGAATTCCGACCTTGCTTTACATTGCGCTTTGGCGCGGCAGAACTGGCAGTGCTCGCCGGGGATGAAGTCGCCCGTACCCGCCCACGCCCTTTTGGCTTTTTGTTTGACGAAGTAATTACTCCAATCGAGGAGCTTTTCGATTGTGGTTTCGTCACTGCTGATGTTGTCGATACGGGGTTGGTAGATTGTATACTTGACCGTTTTGATGTTTGGGTACTCTTCTTGGAATTTGTTCCACGAACCGAGGGCGTAGAGTCTGAGTTGCGTGTTATCTTTGGCATCGACGGGGATACCTTTTCCGTATTTGAGGTCGATGATGTGAACGGAGCGCTCAGAAAGAATAACCACATCGGACGTACCAAAGCCGTCAGGAACCCAGTCACTGAAGTCAACACGTTGCTCAAATAAAGCTTTGTCATGTTCACCGATTTGGCTACGGACATAGAGGCTGTACACATCGGTGTAATTTTCGAGTTCTTCGTTGTAATAGAAATTCTTTTTGATTTCTGCGTAACGAGTTTCATATTCTTCTTTCGTGATCTGGTTGTAGTGTAACTTTAACTTTATCTCACCCAAATCATGAGCAAGAGTTCCTTCGGCAGAAAAGTCGAATGATCCCGCTGGGCGTTTTGGTTCAGGTAAAGTTTGCTCGAGTCGAGCAGATGGTGTGCAAGTAAGCCACCGTTTTGATGATGATGCTGATAGTACTGCGTGTGCGTTTGCTGACATAACTGTTTTCCTTTTTAGCTGTTTATCTGAGTGTACTACTACTTATGCAAAATGGGCTAGGTTTTTATGCCTAGCCCATTTCATAATGTGAGAAACTTTTGACTTATTCTTTAACTGCTCGTAATTGCTTGATTAAGTCGTTAACTGCGCCGGCAAAGTCGATTGTAACATCAGCTTTGACTTCTTGCTTAATATCCATGCGTTCCCTGTAATCTGTTGGGAATTGACCACGCAAGGCTATTTCAGCGATACGGCTGTTAAATGCTTTATTACCTACATTGGCAAGCATTTCACGCTCCCAGTAAGCCTGTGAGTGTACCAGTGCCATATCTAATGCATCGGCAAACTCTGGGTACTTTTTACGCCAGCCAGCGGCTACATCTTTGGTAATGCCAATGTCAGACCAAATCATTTTTTGCGATGCACCAAGCTTTCCCAGCTCGATCATTTTCTCGCACATCTCTGGTTTATACGTGTACTTAGTTGCCACACTTCCACCTTTTTAAAGCGGCTGCTTTGCGTGTTGGTTTACCGTTCTCGTCTTTCATTGGACCTTTTACGCCAGACATACGAGCGCAAAATGAGTTTTTACGAGCACCACCTTGTGGCTGTGGCGCTTTTAAATTCGAGCCAGTAGCCGCATTATACTTAGCACGACCTTTGGCGGTAAGCCCAGCACCCTGAGATGCTGGCAACTTTTCACCACGGCCAATTGCAAGCGATACACTTTTCTTTTTAGTTGCCATTACTTTTTAGCAGTCTTTGCAGACTCTTTAAATTGTTTAGCGGTAGGAGCACCCTTGGCACCTGGCTTACGCATTTTCTCGCCAGAACCGTTTTTTATGCGCTCTTGTTTAGCATGAATATTGGCGTACAAGCCAGGTTTAGTTGCCATTGTAAAGTTCTCTTAAATGATTGTAAAGTTTTAGAATATTACTGAAACGCCTGCCATCTTTTTGGCGATACCAGTTAATTCTTTGGTGTATTGACCACTGATAAAGGTATTGATTTCAATCGCTTTATCAATAATTTCGTCAGTTGTTGGAAAAGCTGGAGCTAATTCAGCTGCTTCTTTAGTTGTTTTGTTTACCACTTCCCATGCTGCCAAGTTGGCTTCATGTTGTTTGATCATAAGATCTTTAGCGGTGTTAAAAATAGAAAAACGAAGTTCAAATGGGGATACCATGGTAATACCTTTCTGTGTGTGTGTTGTGTGTAAGAATAGGTTTCCAAGCGTTTCACAACGAGTTGTACTCCCTATATCTACTTATGCAAACTTTTAACCTTTTTCGCCCTAATCTGGAATGATTATGGTCTTTTTAGGTTTGGAAGGCGGGGTGTTATCCCCGTGCTCTTTGCGATACCGCAAGGCATCATTTAGCATCATCTTGGTCATGGCCAGCGCCTTTTCTTGGTGCTCTTGCTCCATCTGGGCGGTGGTTTGTTTTGCTTTACGCTCCACTTCCTTGATGATGTTGTTGCTGATGCCAGCGTGTTTAAGCAGTTGCTTTAGGTTCATCTTGAGCCTTTGCTACAGCGGCTAATCCCTCTTCAGCTTTTTTAACTTGAGGACCGGCTTGTTGCTGGATCATGTTGATGAACGCAACGAACGTTGTTGTTGGCACAGCGTTTGGTGTGTTCAAAATGTTCAACAGTGCGTTAACTTCTTTCACTGGGAACTCCAAGGTTACTACAAAATCGTCCAACATGTTTTTGACTTGATCTGTCATTTTTTACTTCCTTTCTTAAATTTTTTGGTAAATGCATTACCTTTTCTTTCTACTGAAAACATTGCTTCTCTTGCTGCTAACTTCACTGGATCAGTGCAATACTGATTTAATTCAAATACTCTTGCCGACATATCCATCAACTGCCAGCAACGCATTTCATGTAATTGTTTGAGACCAAGTAATGTGTTTGCCACTTCATCTTCGGTCATTGGCTTTTCAGCATCGCCGTGATACAAAAACAATGTCTCAATATCATCAGCCGTTTGCCATACTTTGTAGATGGCATCTTCTAAATCAAAGTGAGTATATTTTTTCATGATTTCATTCTTTTCTTTGCTTTTTTAATTTCAGCATTAAAGTCTACACTAAACCAACCCCCAACAGTTTTTAAAGCTGGCATTAATTCTTCGTATGCCGCAATATCATCTTCGTGCCAAACAGATCCGTTTTTTAACATTGACTGCATACTTACATAAGAGTCCGCTAAAACAGTAACTACAACTTGATCTGAAAAGTCATCATCAATTTCTATTATCATTTACCACACTCCACTTCATGATTAATTATTTTATCAATGTACCACTTTGCTTTGCGTAAATCTTCTACGCCACCTTTTTGTTTCCAACGATACAGATATTTAATAGCATTACCTGTACACATTGCTTCCATACCAGTAAGTTCCTCGATGGCAGACTCAATGGCATCAATGCACTCTACCTTGCCTTGATAATGTTTAGGATGATTAACTGGATCGTGCATTTCTTAATCTCTTAAGTTCATCTTCGACTGCTTTAACTTCTTCCGAGCTGTCACAAACCCAGATTCCCAATAAATCTTTGTATATGCTCGTGTCAATGTCTTCCACACCAGCAATCGTCTCCATAACATAATTACCTTTATACATATGTTCAACCACAAAAGTGCTCATTCGCCCAACTCCTTTTGAATAAACTCTACTGCTTTGTCGTAATGATATCGCCAGTACTTTTCAGTCATACCAACATCTAAATAACTTCTGCCTATTAAAAATGCTTCAATTACTTGTTTCTGTTTAAAAGGCATACGCTCATCTATTATACGCCTAATATCTATCAGATCGTCAAGATCCCATGGAACCCACCCTTCGGAGGAGTGGTGTGATACTGATTCTGAATCATCTTGCTCAATCGGATCCATTTCTTCATCCGATAAACGAGGTTTACTGCAATTGATTATCATTCTCATAATTGTGTGTCAAAGATTGCTGCCGAGTAAATATTACCCATCCCCGCCGCCAAAGAGAGTATTTTTTGCTCTCCAGAAATATGCAACGGATCTGATATGAAGACACTGTCTCTCTGAGTTCTGTTTTTAATTGGAGTTACTAGACGATCTTTAATGTTGTCTAGTAATAAGCAAGTTTCCAGTAAACCTGACGCACCCATAGTGTGTCCAATCCACTGCTTATATGATGTCGCTACAAAGCGGTGATCAAACAATGTTTTAAGAGCATTGCGTTCTGCAATATTGTTTGACTTTGTGCCAGTGCCATGGGTCTTTACAATATCTATCTGCTCGGGGCGTATTTTAGATACAGACATTGCACCATGTGCGGCTTTGATAAATCCTTCTCCGTCTTCACGCTGACCAATAGCGTTAGTACTTTTTTCTGAGGCGCTATACGCACCAAGCAACCGAGCATGAGGGTTCTTCGCATATTTTTCATTTTCAAATACAACCAGCGCCGCTCCTTGACCAATGTTAAAACCAAAGTTAATCGAATCAAATGCTGATGGCACTACACCTTGTTCTTCTTGCTCTTTGGTGAGCACTGCTTTGGATTCACCAAAAAACTTGAGTACTGTGTTAGTCACTGCATCTTCCACGGCCAGTACAATCACCCTATCAAAATGATAGAGAGCGAATAGCTCATGCACATTCATCATGACTTTGAGGCTAGACGCACAAGCACTGGCATCTGTGATGACCATGTCTTCCGCGCCACAAACCTGGGCAACACGACCAGCATACACTTGAGTTAGTGTAAGGGGTAGCATTTTGTAATCATAGGTCAAGCTGTTTGGCTCTGGATCTTTGGGATTGATCCCGGCGAAATGTTGGTTGCCAGCAGCTAAAATAAATGCTGTCTTTCCACCACGATTTTTTAAGTCTGCCATCAAAGCTTTATCCAACACACGCTCTGCCAGTTTGTGGGGTGCGTACACTAGGCCAGTGTCTTTTTTGGCGTAAGTATCAACAAACCAATGCACACGCTGTGGATATAGTATGTCCTCGATCATATGCGTCTGTGTGGTTGACGCAGTGCGGTAGTCTGTTAAGTAAATCATTGAATCGATGCCAAGGCTTCTTCTACGCTAGTTGGCTCTTTGGTTTTGTGCTGACACATAAACTCAAATAGATCTCTGACTGTAACGGGCTGTAGCGTCTTTAAATCGTCCTCAGAGACTCCGTAGATGTCGCCAAGGTATATCCCTACCATGAGCATATCCAAGCTGTCTAAGCCCGTTTCTGCTAGGTTCTCGTCTAGGGATTTGATCTTTACCCCGTTGGAGTTCAATGGGGTTGCTAAAGCAACAACACCTTCTAATATTTTTAATAGTTCTTGTTCGGTCATTTTAGTGATTCCATTAATGCATCTTGTAAGTTCATTTTGCCTTCTAATACATTTACCACATGTTTGTCGATACTATTAGCCACTGTCAAATGGTGTATGATAACCGGCTTTTCTTGCCCTTGGCGGTAGATCCGTGCGTTGGCTTGGATGTAGTTCTCTGAGCTCCATGGTAAATCGAACCAGACCGTTTGTGCTGTCTCTCCAGTGTTGCACTGAAGATTAAGCCCGATACCCCCAGACTGGGGATGGGCGAGGAGCATACGAATCTCGCCACGATTCCACGCTGTAATGTTGTTGTCGTCCAGCACCACAGCCTGCGGGAATGTGTCACGCAATCGTTGTAGCGAATGTTTGAAGTGATAGAAGACCAGCGTTGGCGAGGAAGATTCTTCCATGATCGACTCAAGGTATTCCAGTTTAGAGCGGTGTACTTCTTGCGCTTTTCCGTCTTCTCCATAAACTGCACCCGAGGTGAATTGCAAAAGCTTGTTCGCCAGTGTCGCTGCTGTTGGAGCTGTGATTGTTTCGCCACTGATCTCAGCGACCATATTCTTTCTAAGTTGCTCATATTTTTTTCTAACATCTTTGTCTAAAGATATACTGTGGTATACATAGGTACATTTGGGTAGATTTAAATAATCCTCTGCTTTTAGTGATAAACAAATGTCACTAATTTTATTTTGTATTGCTACATCAGCGCCGGGGATAAGCTCCCAGTTGTACACCACTCGGGTATGGGGATTCACCTTGCCTGGGCGCATATACTTCGTCCTAAACTTCGTAAGGCTAGTTTCTAGCCGTTGCCCTAAATCTAAAATTGCTACTTGGCTCCACAAATCCCCATACCCTTGTGGTGTAGGTGTACCCGTCATAATAATACGACGCTTGAAAGATTTTAACACAGTCTTTAATGCTTTAAATCTTTTTGTGCTGCTGTCTTTAAAGCGTGATGACTCATCAATGATGAGCCCATCAAACTTATTCGGTATCCAGTTCTCTACTAACCAAGGTACATTTTCTACATTGATTAAATAGATATCAGCTTTTTCTTTTAAGCCAGATATTCTCTCTGCTGGATTGCCCATTATTTTGGATACCTTCATATCTTTCAAGTGTTCCCATTTCTGACACTCTTGCGCCCAAACGTTCTGAGCTACTCTTAAAGGTGCGATCACCAAGGTCGCGGCTAATTTTCCTTCTTGGACTATCGTCAACGCTGTCGCCGTCTTCCCAAGGCCTGGCTCGAGGAATAGCCCCATATTCATTATCGATGTCGATCGCAACACGATCTCGTTTTGATATGAATGAAGCTGATGCCTTTTTAGTTTTGGAGACTGTACGATCCCAGATCCAGTCTGCGATGTCGTAGTGCTCTTGCATTGTTCCATTGTCTTTTATTCTGTTTGCTCTGTGTGATATGAATGCTACATTACCAATGACGTAACCTAATTCTGGGATGATGCGATCTAACTGTGGTGCGTTGTCTTTAAACTTTCCCTTACCCAATCCCGCTCGACCCCAACTAAAGTCGGTATGGAAGATGGGGCATTTGTCTTCTGCTATAGATCTTAAATACTCTAAAGTAATACTAAATGGAACGCCTTTCCTTTTGGCTCTTTGCCTAGCTGAATCAAAGTATCTACCAACATGTAATTCTTTTTTAGTTAACAGCTTGCGTGCCACGAATAAACTCCTCAATGTCGTCATATGATCTTAGAATGTGTACTGGAAAACCAGCTTCGCCTAATTCATCGAATATGAAGATTTGTCTTGGTGACAGTTTTCCCGTTTCCGTTTTTAGTTCTACGAACATTATCTTTTGGTTGAGGATCACTATTCGATCCGGCACCCCCGTCACTGTGCTCTGCCATTTGTAAGAGAGCCCCGATAACTGCTTGATTCTTTTGTTCAAGTATTTTTCTATATCTTTTTCTAATATCAGGCTCATTTAGGATCTTTTTAACCTCTTTAAAAATGTATTCTGTTAGATAAGCGCGAATCTCTTCGCCCGGGCTTTCTTCGTTGATGTATTCAAATATGCGATACACAAGATGTACTGATTCATGTACCAAGGTAGAATCCAAATCGTCAATAGCGGCCAGATCAAGAATCAAAGAGATTAGTGTGCGTCCGTCTGCTGTTGGTGTGGAGTGAACCTCTGCCATTGCACCATCTTCAAGGTACTCAATCTTTTGGGGCACATTCTTGTCCTTGAGCATCTGCCTAAATGCTTGCTCATCCAAACAAACATGAATGTTTGCTGGAAAGATTGGCACTTTGAAAACACGATATAGTTTTTTCATTGTCTTGTATTCTTTTCTATTGTGCTAAGTTGTTTTAATATAAGGTCGGACTCTTCGCTAGACAAGGGTTCTGAATTCTCAAACAATTCACCACTGTCGACTAAAGCTTGAATTTCGGCAGTGAGAGCGTCCAATTCTTCTTGCGTCATTTCTTCCGCCAGTTCATCAAAACACCCTTCTGCAAAAGTAACTTTTAGTTTTTTCAAAATAATTCCTCTTCATCAAACATGGTTTGCTTATCGATAAATGCTTGAGCTTTTTCATTTAGTTTCATGCCGCTGTACTTATGCTGACGCTTACCATCAATTCGTATTGCAGTTGCTGATACGCCTTTATCTTGAGTGGCAGCAAGGAATCTACGCTTGAATGATAAATCATTTCCTGGTGTAAGTCCATGTTTAACCGCCCATCGTTTGTAGCATAGGAATACATCGTCCTTGTCTACTTCAGCACCCGTCTCATACTCCAAGGCATCCTCAATGAATGAGCCAATTGGATTGCTCATCTCTTCCATGGTTTCCAGTAACTCTTGACCAGTGGTAGGTTGTACAAAGTATCCACCACGCTCAATCCTTCTGTGCAAACCGACCATCGCCCAGTTAAAAATGCCCGATAGTTCAGCCATCAATTTGGTTGATAGTGCCGTGTCTTCTTTGCCGTAGAAAGACTTGCTCATTTTTAGTACGATCATGCGACCTGTTAGCGCGTTAGATGATTCGGTTAACTGAAGAACTTCGTTTGAATAAATAACGATGCGTGTCGGTAGATAGCCATTCCAAGCTTCCTTGTTTTTTCGATTAATAGTAACAGTGTCCCCACCAACAATACGAAGTAACTGGCTAACAACGGCACCCCTGTCACGATCAGGAGCACGAGCATCAGTAAAAGATGCCAAAAGTTTTCCAAGCCAAGGTTGAAGTCCAAAGGTGTCACAAAGTTCTCCTAATTCTGGTGCTACTGTATTGTGCTGACCGAGCAACTCGACTAGCACCTTGTTGATTGTACCCTTACCAGAGCGTCGTGGTCCAATGATATTAAAGAATTTCTGTTGCAATGTATCACCCGATAAAATGTAACCAAACATTTCTTGCAAGCAATCAATCGACTCTTGATCTTCTGACCACACATCATCTAAAAACTGTAACCACTGAGGGCACTGTGCCAACGGGTCATATGAGAATGGTAACGAGTTTTGTGTGAAGAATCCCAATGAGTGTGGCAGTAGGATGTTGTCTTCTAAATGAAACAAACCATTCTTCAAACTAACCAGTTTGTTTGCCTCTGGACGATTGACGCTGTAGCCGTTGAGCCATACTGGTGGTCTTGTGTTGGCGTGGTTCTCCAAGTGTACTAATGCTTTGGTAGCGTCCATGGCTGCACTCACACTAGCTGGGTTTGGTGCGAACGGCACGATGTTACCTTTGCGATCTTGTTTTTTACAACGATCTAAAAACTTGTATAGATCTGAGCGTACTGTTGACTCTTCCACATCAGCATAGTGTGTGCCCTTGTAAGCAAAGAAGTCACCACTGTAGTGAACCAGTTTGATTCCCTCTTCGCATGAGAATTTGGAATCCAAAAAAGTCTGTGCGTTTTCCATTGGTGCAACACCAAGGATCAAGTCACCTTTGGCTAGTGCCTCATTGCGATTGTTTTGTGAAATCTTAAAAGTCAGCGTGCGTAATGTTGCACCGCCTCCTTTTTGGTTAAATGTCTTCCACTTGTTCTCACACGCATTGGTAGTGTAGTTCACCACACTGCCGTCACCATACGACCAACGATCCCACATTTCACACGCTTCAAGATCGCCTTGAAACTGATGATGTAGGCACATACCCATTTGTAGCCAATCTGTGTACCCGCAGTGAGGATCAAACTGTGGCAGTAGCTCTGCCTCTACCTTGGCCATGTCCCACCCTTCTAGGGGCGGATTGTAGTCTGCAAACGCATCTCCTGATGCTCTGACTGTCCGCTCTGGAATAAGATGAGTAATATCTTGTAATTCGGTTGGTAGTTCACCGCCCAGTTTGTGACCAGTGACAGTGAAGTAACGACCCTTGGGGTAGATTTCCAATCCTTTATCGTGATCCACATGAGCACCTTGAAGATCAGCAAGGGTGAATATCTTGACTCCAGTACCCGATGGGCTGATTTCCATGTAGCCTTGGATGCCGTCTGCAATTCCCTTTAATTCTGCGTTGATAAATTGATTGGTTAGATCATCAAAACAATCATCAAGATCGACACCAATAATATGATCGTCGCCAGTGAACACAAAGCCGATGCCATCGAAGCGTCCTGTTAAATATGCAGCCTCGGCACTGAGAAAGTCAGTCCAAGTTGTTGCGTTAGTTGAAGATGCTGCTTTGCCAGTGGGTTGTACTGGCAGTTTTGACCAACGTTGAGTATCCCCTTCGCCAATCAATACATAATTCCATAATGTCCACCTTGGCACTGATCGTAGCCCCAGTGGTATGTTCTGAAATAGAACGGGTAAAGTCTTCGGTTTCATCTGTTTTCCTTGTGTGCAATCTACTTATGCAAATTTTGTCATACCTTTTGAACTATTTCTAGACATAAAAGTAATATACATATAACTAAAAGTAATCATTATCCATAGAAGACAGGGTACGATTTGGTAAAAAAGTTATATCGCGGCGCACCATTTTGTTTGCAAGTGTTTGATTCCATTTAATAATTTTATTGAAATTTCATGCAATCCACAGTATCCATAGTATTTTACTATTTTTTCTATTTTAATTTAATAAAAGAAAACACAGTAGGGGGTAAAGTGAAAATTACTGTGGATACTGTGTCTTTTGCGGCGCACAATAAAAATGCCCCGAAGGGCATCTTTTAGGTTAGTTCATGGCCTTGCTGACTGACCATGCGTTTTGTCCATTCTCGAAAAGCAATTCGGTTTTTTTCGTTTTGCTCATCGTTATCATCCCAGACAGCATCAAAAAGATGAGTGCCGTTTTCTAAGGTAATCTCAATCTTTTCTAAATTGCCATCCTGGTCAAACACTTCTAATTGTCTAGCTTTCATGCATTTCTCCAATATCTGTCGTTGGGGTTATTAAGCATACTTTTAATAAGTTCTTCTGTATTAAAGAACCATTGAATAATTTTTGTGCCATCTTGTTGATAGATGGTAAAGCTCATTTGATTTGATCCATCAAAGCCTCGAGCTCTTCTTGTTGCAAGCGCAGCACACGGATTGCCTCTTGGATTAGTTCTAATCCTTTAGCGTTTGGGTTGCCGTATCGGTTGTCTAATGCTTCAATCAATTCTGTTGTGTTCATACTATCTCCTAAACTGTGCTATTGGTTTGCGTCTACCAAATACTTTTTGAATCTTTCGTGCCGTAATACTACCATAAACACGATTTCGCCACCCTTGATGGGCTCTACGAATCTTTTGCATCTTAAAGCGAGCTTTAATATGTTTTGGCTTATTAATGTAATCTTGAATAAGCCTACGCTTTCCAACACCACCAAAAATGATGTTGAAAAGCTTACGCTTAATAATACGAGGAAACCTAAACTGTTTCATTTTCTTTTTACTATGGTATACATACTAAGTATAAAGGTAGTAATCGATTGCGCAAAAAATGCTAACCAAAATAACATCCACCAGCCCCAGTGAGCATCGGCAGAATATAAAAAGAAACCCGTTAGTACTGATAACATCATGATAATTCCTCCACTTGTTGAATTTGTTGTCCAATCCAATGCATTACTGGTACTGCCATACTGTTGCCCATTGCTTTGTAGCGTGGTCCATCTGGTGACTCCTCTTTCTTGCGCCAAGGAATGTTGGTGTGGTTATCGGGAAAGCCTTGTAACCGCTCGCACTCTATTGGCGTAAGTCTACGCACGGCCATGTTTTGCATAAGCTTAGGTCCGCTCGTGTTTGTGCCACCGCACGCTTGTGTTAAGGTTGCTGCTACATCACCATCAACCGCTTGGTTATATACATCAACTGCGTATGCCGTAGCCATTTGGTTGTCACCCATATGGGCGCGTAATGTCGGTGTCTTATTTTCTACAAAACGATTTGGGTTGCCATCACGCTTGGCAATTCCGGGTTCAAACCCGTATGCCACACCATGCACACCCGTAGCATTCAAAGTGTACATCGGTCCGCCTTCAGTAAACCCGTTGCCGTTACCACCATTCATGGGTTGCCGTCCGATCGTGTTTTCAGCCAAAGCAAAAGGCACATTCCCACCACCAGTTCCCCATCTCGCAGTAACAGTGGTACAAACACTCCCCATTTCTTTGACTCTAGAATCAGTGGGATGGTTCTCATAAACAATTAATCCTCTTCCGTCTTTCATGTCTTGGTTTCCAAAACCTTTGTAATCACGAGCCATCAGAGTTCCAATGGTATCTTTCCCATCGGGAGGACAAGGAATTAGCGTATTAGTTGTAGGGTCATGCCTTGTTTTGGTTGAGATAGCGTGAGCTATTCTGTCTGATCCGCTACTGATTTCAGTGCTTGATGTAGAAGTGGTGGAAGAGTTTTGTTTCTTACTTCTGCCCGTCTTAGGATTCCCGAGCAAGCTTTCTGACTTAAAAAGAACCTTTGCGGCACTGGTCCAGTCTCCAAGACATCCAACAACGAACACTCGCCTTCTCCGTTGAGGCACTGCTCCTGCCCCTCCAACGTATTGAGCGTCAAGCACCCGATAGGCGAACCCATACCCGAGTTCGACCAACGCCCCAAGGAAGGAACCAAAATCCCGTCCTCCGTTTGAACTGAGGACACCTGGCACGTTTTCCCAAACGCACCACTTGGGTCTAAATTTGTCAAGAATGCCCACATAGGTAAGCATGAGGTTACCCCTTGGGTCTTCGAGTCCTTTACGCAGTCCAGCGACTGAGAAAGATTGGCATGGTGTTCCTCCAACGAGAAGGTCAATTGAGTCATTTAAGTTCCACTCCTTATATTTAGTCATGTCCCCTACATTGGGAACGTTTGGAAAACGATGTGCTAGTACTGCTGATGGAAAAGGTTCGATCTCCGAAAAGGCAATCGGTTTCCACCCAAGGCCGTGCCATGCTACTGTAGCCGCCTCGACTCCGCTACATACTGATAAGTATTTCATTTACTCCTCCTTGAAGTATTGGTATATGTCCACGACATCTGATCCATCTTCGTCCCAGTTGTCTTCGACACCATAATCACCACGGCTGGCTCGCATTCTTTGGTCGTGCCTAAACCTTGGTTCAATTTGCCACCACGCTGATGATGCCTCTTTGTATTCCAACCATTCGTCATTTTGGATAAAGACGGAATGGTTGCAACCCTCAAATCGTATTGAGTCGAGGTAATCACGATGGGGAATATACGGGTTTCGGATATTATCATTGGTTTTAACTAATTTAACTAAGTCCCTTGCTCTAATAAATCTACGATAAGCTTTTAATTGCTCTTCAGTTAAATCAAGTGTCATATCCTTCATCCCCTAAATGCTCTGTATTAAAATTTTCCAAACTAATGGGTTCTTTGTCGAGTATACCATTCAGTTCAGCAATACGCAATGGTGGTACATTTAGTTTCTGAGCAAGCTCATGGACTGTCGGTTCTCTTCCTAGTTCTTGAGTGAGTGTCCGCTCGGTGTATCTCATGCGCCGTATCTCTTCAGTCACATTTACTGGCAAACGAATTAGGTTCTTAGTGTTTGCTACACCACGATTGACTTCAGTCAATATCACTTGCCTTGCATAAGAGATAAACCGAATGTTATCCATGGGTTTCCACTTGCGTGCCGCGAGGAGCAATGCCTCGTTACCAAACCCAATAAGATCTTCCATGTCCACACCCGAATGATGCCAAGTTGGAGTGTTCTTAATTGTGGTCACGGCAAAGCGTAGGTTGTGGGTCACCAGTTTTTCGAGTGCAAGATCATCGCCCTGCGAAATTCGGGTAGCCAGGTTTCGCTCTTCCTCGACTGTAAGCGGTTGAATTCCATAGAGCGATTTCATGTAATCTGAGAGCGAGTTCTTTCTGTTTTTCAAAGTAAGGCATCTCCACATAATTGATGGGCATACTGGATCAGCATGGATGGGGTTGGATTCTTGGGTTTGGGCAAGACCTTGAGCGTACACCCAGTTCTGAGGAATGGTTCACATTCGATGCGGGATGCAAACTTTCGTACCAGTTCCCCATCCTCATAAACTAAGTATCTAAACATTAACTTTGCTACCCTCTTTAACCTTCTTTTTAACTGGTTGCACAATATCAAATTGATCGATGGGCAATCTTCTCAGTATACCATTCTTTGGCACAAAGTAAATGAATTCACCTTCGGGATACCAACACGCTTTAGTGACATCACCCTTGTCATTGGTTGCATACGCTTGAAGATGAACCTTACTGGTCGTGCAGTATTCATCGGTCAATACTGTGTAACCACCCGTCACATTTGGTGTGACTGCAAGTGGGGCTGCCATGGTAGTCGTGTGGTATAGAATTAAGGCAATCGGTAGAATGGCTTTCATTCTATTGTCCTCCAAGACCATGCCATTGGTCGACCAAAGTTCCAGTTGTTGGCGGAGTCTTCATCGTGAAAATCCCACAATTTGGAGTAGCAGTCGATCACCACCTTGTCCCCTAATTTAAGATCGTCCTTCTTAACTGCCTTGTATTCGGCATTGGGTAGCACCCAGTTCCTCTTGTAAGGATGATCCAGTTTGTAGGGTTCAGTTTCAATCAATACCCATTCATTTTTATTCATATTAATACTCTCCGTTAACTTCTAATTGATCATCCCCAAAGTCGGTTGCCTTTGCCAATGCATCTAGCTTGGGCATCTCTGAGAGTTCTTGCATATACTCTTCTGGATCACGGCCGTGGGGCACTTCCCAGTATATTGTAGTATGCATCTTGATTTCAATCATAATTCCCCCAAAAATGCTTGTAAATTTTTAACTGGCACACAATTTAGCAATTCTTCAATCGCAGTTACATCGCCATCAGATAAATCAGATTTAATCTGATTAATTACTTTGTCCATTAAATCGTCATTGTTTGCTGGAGGGTTTACCAGTTTGGTGATAAAGCTTTCCACGAATTGTTGTTCCCAGTTCATACTGTATCCTCCCATAAGTTTAATATTTCATTGCGAGTTTCTTCTACTGTATATTGCCCATTTAATAACTTACGCAACAAGCTAAGATATTCTGCCTTGTTATCATGGTCGCTACCAATCCAATGACAGATCATTTCTTCGTTAATATACATTTTCATATTAGTTCTCCAAGTGGATAGTTAATGTTACTGGATTATAAATCTCATTCTCTTCTAACCACAAGTAGCAATCACTTGCAGTTTTGAAGAAAATTTTGTGCTCCAAAACCTGGTTCGCGCTCCGCTGCGGGGTATTTTCTGTTCCGCAAACGAGGCAAGTACTGCCCTCATGAGGGGTTTGGCATTCGCATGGTACACAATGGTGATACCCATCATGCGTTAAAAACCCATCTTTGACTGCCTCAAAGACTGCGACCATGCCACCATTTTCATATACTTGTACTGCTTTTTCATAATTAGTCTTCATTACTGGTTTCCTTTTTGGCGAATTTAATAAAAGCTTTGCAACAATTGACTAGCAGTTTTTCTGCATCGTCATAATGGATCTCACCTTCGTCCCATTGTGTATAAATATCATTGACTGAGAAAAACAGATCGTCAATGTTGTAGTCTTTAAGATCGTTCATGCTTGCTCCTTTGATAGTCTGGAATACAGTTCATTTACTTTACTGCTCATCTCTTCAAAAAACTCTTTCTTGGTGTCATACCCTACATCTTTATAGGTATGACCTAATGCCAAATCATTAAAATCAAATAACATTTCTGTTACCAGTTCTTCAACATATTTGTTCATTTGATAATGCTCCTATCCCTATAAGGTTTGTTTAATTGGTACTCATCGCACTCAATACCATCTGATTCACCAAACATAAACCAATCGGGTTCAAGCTTGCATTGCTTAGTGTGCTTTCTTAATGCCACCAATACATTAAAGCGAGCAAGTGCCTCCTCTTGGCTATATGCCTCAAATGAGAAATTGCGACTGTCATAATACGCACGATAGATTTTCATGATAATTTCTCCGCTAAGTTACCCTCGTTCCACATCGACAATCCGAAGTTAATAGCCTCTTTAGTCAATGCGACTTGGTTGGTGCTTGCATGGTGCTTAACTACATCCATAGGGCAATCGTTTTCTGTTGGAAAATTGTCGCCCCACATTTGACCCCATGATTTGTCACGCACAACTGTTTTCTTGACATAGGTATCGCAAATACCAAAACTAAACTGTCGCATGATGATGGCATTGGTGCAATCCAAACCAAGGTAGCAAGCGTTGTTTAATTGACCCTCAAGTTCTTTAAGAGTAACTGTTGGGTTTTCTGCCAAATACTCATCGATGTATGAATCATCAATGTCCACCACTAAATTAAATTTCATAACATTCTCCTTATGTAAGACTCAATCGTACTGGTATTGCAACAAAAATAAATAGGTAGTTACCCTGGTCCCGGCCTTAGGGTAAACCCCTATTGACTTTCATTTAAAATGTCTTTCAGCATTTCTCCATCCCGAAACAAAATCTATACAACTCGCTTTAAGATCGGATGAGAAAAGTATTTTGCCGTTCAATGTCACCACGAACCCACCACGATGGTCGGTTCGTGGTTCGATGACGAGGGCTGCCATGTCTTCTACTTTCATACATCCACCTCTGCGACTCGCCAATCGTGGGCATCGTAGTCACTCATATAACCCATCTCTACTGCATATGCCATGTCGGTGAGATGATCTTCAAGTTCAATCTCTGCCTCTTCTTTGGTGTCGTAAAGGGTAGGACAATCTTCGGGGCATTCCCATCCCTCATTAAAAAACAATGCTTGGATTTGCCATTTTTTCATGATACCTCCGCATTCAATTCGACAATGCCTTGCTCGATAAATGAATCGTCAATGTCCCAAATCTCGCAACGCTCGTTATCCACAAAAACAGTTACTTGGTAGGACGGATCAAACCTACGCAATTCTTGGATGATTTCACCAACTGTCATGACATCCTCCGCACCCAATGATCACCAGACTCTTGAAATTGTGCGTACTCACCAATTTGAAGAAGACTAATTTTTGTTGCATCAATAAAACTGTAACCACGATCTTCATTGAAAAAATGTAAATCATGGTATTCAAGAATGGATTTACCATCCATGTTGCGATATCCATCGCCCCAAAAACATTCAAACTGTTTCATCGCTCAATACCTCCATATGTTCGCTGATAATGTTGCGATTATGATTTCTAAAACAATGCTTAAGTACTTCTACAAGCAAATTCTTTTCTAAAGCTTGCAAATAATCGTCCGACACTTCGAGTGTCATAGATATATCAATTTTGACTTTATTTTTTGCCATCTCAACTCCCTGTAAATGTTTGATCAATATTGATCCAGTAATGCACTCACAGAATGCATTACTAGGCAACATTAAACAAGCTCGTACTTACCCTTACCGAATGTCTTATCTAAATGTGCGACTGCTAAATCCATGTCGTGCGTTGTGATGGTGCGGAATGCATTCTCACTATCAGTCAACAAGCGAAATAGAATGCCCTTTTTACGATGCTTAGACATCTCATACTCTTCTACCAGTATGCCGATGGCAGTATCAGTATCGTGATCAAACCATTCTGTGCCGTTGATCGCACCAAAATCAGATTTCCATTGACCTAATGATTTGACATACTTATTCCAAACAATGGCGGATGGTGACTCATCCCATCCATACTGCCCACCCATAAATTTAAGATCATAGAATTTCATGTCTATGCATCCACCATTGCCATCGTTGTGGACATAAGCGAATTTCTTTTTATCCAAATACAAATTGAATTGATATCCGCCACCATCATCGGTATTCCAAGTTTTAAAACCTTTAATTTGAAAATTCATGCTACCTCCCAAGTGTTGATCCAAATACGATGCTCATCTGCAAAATCATACAATGCTGACAATTGATAATCGATCTCTTCAGTCGACTCACAATATTTTAATTCGTCAATTGCATCTACTACTGAATACTCATCCTCAAACAAGCTTGGATGTGAATCCATAAAACTGGTAAAGCGTTGATAAATTTCCATTGCAGTTGTTTCAATGGGTTGATCTTCAACATTCTCAAAAATATCTGAGAGATTGATTTGATATTTCCAATTTGCCATAAAACCTCCGTTGTTAAATTAAACTACTGACTCCAACAAAAACCACTCTATAGAATGGTTTTTAGTAGGTCAATAGGGGTATACCCTAATCCTGGCCGTGGTATAAAAACAACACTATCAGGCTAGGGGTTGATTAAACCCTCATCCAGTAATTGCTTGAGGGTACGACCAAAAAACCCTTGCAATCCGTAACCTATGCGAGTGTCATGCAAGTACTGCCATGCCTCCAGTACTTGCTCTTCTGAGTCGCACTCAATAAAACCCTCTGCTATTCCTACTGCCGTATAGTTATCCATATTAATTTGCCTTTGCGTAGTTAAGTAATTGCTTGATGTAGTCAATATAAGATTTTTGAAAACTGGCATTGCCTTGCCATGCCACCACTACAGTACCCGATTTTTTAACACCTAAAAACCTACCTAAGTTTTTAGTATCGCCTCCAAAAACCCATTGCCCAGTTTGTAACTGAGCAATGGATTTATCAGATAACTTCCAAATATCTAAAGCTTTCTGATATTGCATAATTATTCCCCTTTCTCATAATCATATGGTGTCCACCAACACCAACTACCCCATCCAATTGCATAATATTTTTGCCCATCAATAATGGAAGGTTCAAATATATCTATATCTTCGGGATCTTGATTAGGATCATAAACATAGACATCCTTTTCAGCATCATATGTCAAAAATCCATCGGTAAATAATTCAAGAATTTTCTTAGCATTTTCGGAAGTGAAATAAGGACATTCCCATCCATTCCAAGATTTTCCGAAGGTCATACCATCTACTGCTTGATCATCTTCAAAAAAATCAAGCTTAAATTTTGCGGGTTTAAATTCGTGGATCATAATTAATTGCCTTTCATTAAGTTTTTTAATTCTTGCTTTAATACTTTGGCATCATTGCCTCTAAATGTTGACGCATTCGCTAAAAAATACATAATGACACTTCTAGCATCGTCATACATATATTTTGAATTGATGTTATCTAATTGTGTCATTGCATCTAAATAGGGTTTAGCACCAAAATATGGTTTTGCCCAAACCCGTTTGATATCGTAAGCAATACTGGAAATTGATCGTTGCATAATTTATTCTCCAAATAATAGGCACAATTGCCCTATCACTATCTTATAGGAATGGTATAAAATTCATATTAGGGGAAACCCTTACAGGGTACGCAAAAATACCATTTGAGAATAATTCTCAATAACCTATACCCCTAAAAACGCTTAAAACGATCATAGAGCGGTTTTAGTGGTTTTGCTTACAAGTGTATTGGAGGGTATGCGATCGCTCAACT